CGGCTTTCCATAATGTTCTCGTATGGGTTCCAGGACTTTTTCTACGAGGATTTTAAGAGAAGCTAGATGTTCTGGGGAAGGTTCGTTTTTAATTTTACGAGCACGTGCGGTTGGAGAATTGGTAAATTCAGCAAGTGAGAAATGTTTTGAAATTTGCATGACTAATCCTTTTAGTCTATTTATATGGAGAGAGAAATGAATAATATTAAGATGGTGAAATTGATCAGTGGTGAAGAAATCCTTGGTAATATTGTTCCCGATGGGAGTGGTGGCGTGAACGTTCAGAAACCAATGGTTCTTGGTATGATGCCTTCGCCGAATCCAGGCGGTCAGCCCCAACTTGGTCTTGGTGAATATCTTCCTCTTAGTGACGAAACCGGGGTGCGTTTTAAAAATGAACATGTTTTGTTTATCTATACCCCAAAGCAACAAATTGTAAATGCATATCGTGCTTCGACATCTAATCTTGCTCTTCCACAATCATCTGGTCTAATCAAACCATGAAATTAACTGAATCCCAACTCGAAGACATCGAATCCGGAACATGGATGTATGACGGAGAATATTATCACGACGAGGAAAAGATGCTCGCCGCACTTCTCCTCGATGAGATCTGTTTTCTGAATAGTGGTTCTCCTTGGTTTGATAAGAAAGAAAAAACCACTGTTGTCTGTGTTAATGCTCCAGATGTATTTGCGTGGGCAGCTGCAGATGCAGAATCAATCCTACCAGCCGAGATTCCAGATCTATACAATCTCTGGCGTGCTCATGGAGAACATGGGGCTGTTCTATGGCTTTGTATGAAACGCAATATGCAACCGCAAGCAGCTATTAAGAAAGATCTAATCAGAGCAGGACTGTGGGAGGATAAGTACGAATCGCTTCCTGAAAATTCATATGAGATTGCAATTCGTGAAATCAAAGAGGCCCACATCGCAGTAGGCACAGGAATTAAAGAAATGTTTCTTGCTTCTTAAGGATAAAGGATATAGAATAGAAGTATGAGTAGATTTTATACGAACGCCATTGAACGTGGCGATTATATCCTTCTTAGAGGATACGAGAATGGGAAACCATTCTCGCGCAAGATTAAGTATAACCCAACATTATATATCCAGACGCCAAGTCTATCGAACAGTTCATATAAAACACTCTATGGTAGTCAATGCGATTCTATTACATTCGATTCTATATCAGAAGCCAAACGATGGGCTAAACAATATAGCGATGTTTCTAACATTCAATTATTCGGCTTTGAAAGATTTCTTTATGCATATCTCAATGAAGAATATCCTGGGGAAATTGATTATGATCCAGATGTTCTGAGAATTGCAAACATCGATATTGAAACATCCATGAAAAATGGACCTCCAAATCCAGAAACGGCATTGGAGGAAATTACGGCTATTGGTTTCCGTATCGATGGAGTATATCATGCGATCTCATGTGTCGAATACATCCCACATAGAGAAGATATTGTATATCATAAGTGTCGTGACGAAAAAGAACTTCTCGAAATCTTCATAACTCTCTGGTCCAAAAATGGATATCCCGATATCGTGACGGGATTTAATATTGATTTCTTCGATATTCCATATTTGGTCAAACGAATTTCTATGCTTCTTGGAGAAAAAAAGGCACAAGCATTATCTCCATGGAAAAGCTTTTCTTCTCGTACTTTTCAGATCATGGGAAGACAACAGACACTTATGTCTATTGATGGCATTTCATCATTAGATATGATGGTCCTATATAAGAAATTCACATACACACAACTTGAATCATATTCTCTTAATAATGTATGTTATGTTGAGTTAGACGAAAAGAAACTGGATTATTCGGAATATGAGAATCTCCAAAATCTCTATGAAAAAAATCCACAGAAGTTCATTGAATATAACATCCGAGATATTGAGCTCGTCGGTAAACTCGAAGAAAAAATGAAATTCTTCGATATGATCTTTGCTCTAGCATATGATGCTAAGGTGAATTATAATGATACCTTCGCTCAGGTTCGTATGTGGGATGTCATTATTCACAATTTTCTCCTAGATCAAAAAATCGTTATTCCATTCACTTCGGAAAGTAAGGCTAAGAACGAAGCATATGAAGGTGCATATGTTAAAGATCCTATCGTCGGAATGCACGAATGGGTTGTAAACTTTGACTTGGATTCTCTATATCCACACTTGATTATGCAATACAATATCAGCCCAGAAACATTGATTAACAATTCCATCGACATCACGATCGATGAATTATTAAACAAGAAACCACTTCCATCCAATCCCTCTTGGTGTTTGGCACCCAATGGTCAATATTTTACGATGAAGAAGCAGGGATTTCTTCCTCGCATTATGGAAATCAAATACAATAAGCGTTCTGAATTTAAGAAGAAAATGAACGATTCGAAAAAGCTTGTCGAAGCTGAAAGTGATCCGATCAAGAAGAAAGAATTCGAAAAGCTCGTTGCTCGTTACAAGAATATGCAGATGGCTATGAAAATTCAGCTCAATTCTGCATATGGCGCCATTGGTAATGCATTCTTCCGATTCTTCGATTTACGCCAGGCAACAGCTGTTACTCTCGGTGGTCAATTATCCATTCAATGGGTCGCTCGTGATGTCAATAACTTCATGAACAAAATTTCGAAGACTGAGAATAAAGACTATATCATCGCTATCGATACGGACTCTATCTATGTTAATTGCGGTCCTCTCGTCAAGAAATGGCTCCCAAATAAATCAACAGAACAAATCGTCGATATTCTCGATGGATTTGCCGAGGAAAAGATTAGACCAGTAATCAAACAATCATTCGACGATCTCAAGGATTATATCAATGCGTTCCAGCAGAAGATGTCGATGAAACGCGAATGCATCGCAGAACGTGCAATTTGGGTTGGCAAAAAACGTTATGTGATGAATGTGTGGGACGAAGAAGGTGTTCGATATAATGAACCCAAACTTAAGATCACTGGGATTGAAGCAGTTCGGTCGTCGACTCCAGAAGTATGCCGTAAGGCTATTAAAGAAACCTTCAAACTTATCATGAAGGGTTCGGAGTCTGATGTTCAGGCATATATTGCAACCTTCAGAAATAATTTCAACAATCTTCCATTTGAAGATATAGCCTTCCCTCGTGGAATTTCCGGAATGGAAGAATATACACTGACTTCTAAAGGAACTCCGATTCACGTTCGCGCATCATTAAATTACAATGAGTTGGTGAAACAAAATAATTTGTATAGGAAATATCCCCTCATTCGCGATGGAGATAAAATCAAGTTCTGTTATTTGAAGATGCCAAATAAAACCAAACAAAATATCCTGGCGATTCCAGCTGTATTGCCCAAAGAATTCAAGATCGAAAAGGATATTGATTACGATATGCAATTTGATAAGGCTTTCATGAGCCCGATCAAAAATATTCTCGAAGTCATAAATTGGCAACCAGAACCATTAAATACATTAGAGGATTTCTTTTCATGACGCACGATGATATTCTTAAAGCCAAACATAAACTTGATTTAGAAATGCTCGAGAAAAGAAAGGCTTTGAACGAACGACACTATTATCCAAAGCTTTCGGAAATCCAATTGAATTGTGAAAAAATTGGTCACGAACAAGGAAGATATGTTGCAGCACTTGTTCAAGATTATTATCTTTGTCGATATTGCGGCGCAATTATGAAAGAAACAATTAAATCTTATGACGAATAATATCCCAATTCCAGATGAGTATAAACTATATGACTATGGATTTTCCGGAGCAGATTCTCCGGAAACACCCGAACCAGCACCTGTTATTGTTCAACAATCACCCGAACATGAAGAATTGCTCAGGCTTATTTTGGACAAACTGACTATCATCGAGCAAAATTCGGGAACAGAATCGGAAACCGAACTTAGAGAAAAAATTCGAAGACTTGAAGCACTCATTATTCCTCTTCTTAACAATCTACTTAAGACTGCAGATAAGGAATATATATATTGGCCAGATCGAAGAGCTGTTATTGAACAGCAGATACAAACAGTGTTGCAGATTACACGCGGATGAGAAAGAAAAAACAAAACTGGTGGCAACGAAGAACCAGTGATGTAACAAATTTTTTTAGTGGATTTGATTTCGATCGATATGTCACACTTGGTTCGGGTGTGGCGATTTCTGTTATGGCTGCTTGGTATTCCATTGTAGGTCTCGCGGCGATCTTTCCAGGAGCTGCATTATCTATTATGTTCATGGGATCTGCTCTAGAAGCAGGTAAAGTCGTAGCAGCTTCCTATCTCTTTAGGAATTGGAAGAAACTAGCATGGTTCTTTAGGATATATCTAATTTCCGCTGTTATGATCCTAATGGTTATCACATCCATTGGTATTTTTGGATATCTATCCAAATCACACATCGAACAAAATTCAAATATAGAAGTGGCGCAGGGAAGAGTCGAACGAATCAATCGTTCCATAACTCGCGTGCAAACACAGATCGATCAAAAAGAACGTGAGCTAGAACAAATCAATGCCGCCATCGAATCGATGGTTGCCGAATCATTTGCTTCTCGTGCAGTAGAAACACAAGCACGGCAACAACCAAGAATTGATCGTATCAATACGGAAATCGATAATTTGGAAAGCCAAATTGAAACTCTCGAAGAAGAACGCGCTCCATATGATACTCAAATTAGAAACATCGAAACAGAAGTCGGGCCAATTCGATATGTCGCCGAATTAATCTACGGCGAGAGTAATCCGTCCTTGCTTGAACGCGCTGTTCAGTATATGATTATATTTTTAGTGTTGGTGTTCGATCCATTAGCTATTACTCTTATTATGTTAGCGACGCGGCACAAAGAAGATTTTGAAGTCCGTAGTAATTATGATGATGAAGCCGATCAATGGCTCGGAAAAACCAAACCAAAAAGAGGGCGGAAATCTAATGCAGTAGATCTTCGTTCCGGAAAAGATTTGAATATAGAAATAAATCCCCTGGAGAAATTGAGATAATGGAATTTTTTAAAGAATTGGTTAAAGATCTAGAAGATACATCTATTATGGAAGATGGTCTTCATTCGGCGGAATTTTCTGGATACATTGATACCGGATCGTATCTTTTTAATGGATTACTCTCGGCCGATATTTTCGGAGGAGCGCCAAATAATAAGGTTATTGGTTTGGCCGGCGATCCAGCAACAGGGAAAACATTCTTTTCCCTAGATATCGTATCTCAATGGCTTAATGATAATCCCGAAGGCGCGGTGTTTTGGTATGATACCGAATCTGCCGTATCTAAAGATACAATGAAATCTCGCGGAATCGACACCAAACGAGTATTCATCAAAGAACCAGAAACAGTCGAAGAATTCCGTTCTCATGCGGTAAATGTATTGGAAAAATATCTGAAAATTAACAAAAAGGAGCGCCCTCCAATGTTAATGGTCCTAGATTCACTTGGGATGCTTTCGACATTAAAAGAACTCAAGGATATCTCAGAAGATAAAAGATCCAAGACAGAAGAAGCAGTTCGTGATATGACACGTCCTGGTCTAATTCGCGGAGCATTTCGTGCTTTAAGAATTAAACTTGCACGGGCGAATGTCATGCTTCTCGTGACATGTCACACATATGCAGCTATTGGTTCGATGTCATTTGATAAAGAAATTTCCGGTGGATCTGGACTCAAGTATGCCGCCGATATCATTCTTCATCTATCCAAAGCAAAGGATAAAGATGGCACAGATATTGTTGGTAATTTCATTACAGTAAAGAATCATAAAAATCGACTGGCACGAGAAAATCAAAAAGTCACTCTCCGTCTTTCATATACGAAAGGATTGGATAGATATTATGGTCTCGTCGATTATGCGATTAAAGCAGGCGTGTGGAAAAAGATCTCGACGAGAATTGAAGTGTCTGATGGAGGAAAGCATTTCGAGAAAGCGATCTATAATGATCCAGAAAAATTCTTCACACAAGATGTTCTCGAAAAGATAAATGCAGAAATTAAGAAGGAATTTAGTTATGGCTCCTACGACGACGATGAGGAACTTCGAACTATTGAATCATCCAAAGAATCCGGAGACAGCATCAGTCAAGATTCTGGAGAATAAGTTTGCTGGGATCATTTATTCCTATGACCGACTTGATTTAAAGGCTCTTTCCGAAGAGCCACCTCGATTGTCCTTTACATACATAATTCATGAGGGTAAAATAGATCCTAATGATGAAAAAGAATTTCAGCAAATCATTGGCGATTATCTCGTAGATATAATTACTCTTGGGGAGAATGCTTTCCGACGAGAATGACATATATATAATATTGAGTCATTATCCGACTCGGATATAAAAGGAAAACATTATGGATAATCTATTGTCGTGGCTAGAAGGTAAGAAGACGTATCTTACAGCTCTCGTCGCTGCATTGATTGCAGTTGCCCAAGTATTTGGGTTTGAAATCCCTGAATGGGTACTCACAGCTCTCGTCGGTGCTGGTCTATATACTGTTAGATCTGCCATCGCTAAGGCTGGAGGTTAACACGGCTAGCCCCTCTGCTCATCTCTGAGTACGGGCTAGTTTTCTTCTTCATTTGAGATCTGGCTAAACTTATTTTTCTTTTAGCTTCTATTGAATGTTTTCTCCCTTTCATCGGTGAAGGTTTTCCAATATTAGCTTGTGATATTTTTTTCCTGGTATCTAAAGAACGTATTTGCCCTATATTTT